ACAAATTTTCCACTTTGTCCGAAATCGGCTTATTAGAAATAGCCCTAAATTTCCCTGAATCGTTGTATGTCAGACTGTTGTCTCCGATACATTCATAATAGAATTTTGTAACATTATCATAATAAAACTTACCTTTCGTTTTATTGCCGATGTCCTGTATGTTTCCACCAAATTCTAGTCCTAATATTTCAGCTAACCGATTTCCTTCTAATGCCGTTCCTTTTTGTGATCCGTACAAAGTGCTATCTGATAAAACAAAAGAATTGTTTTTGAAGTTGAGCAAATATTCCTTTTTGTCTTTTAAAATCCCTTTGTCAATCTTATCTAACATACTATTTTTTAATTGATGAATCTGATATTCTGTACCACCTAATTTTAAAAATACATCCTCAAACTGATTTTCTCCATCAATTCTAATTAACAATTTTAATCCGTCAAATACGCCAAACTCTTCGATTCCAGTCAATGCAACTTCGTAGATATCTTTGTTAGTTCCTACTGTTCTAATTGTATCTAGAGTATGCACCAACCCTTTTTGTAAATCATTCATGACTTGTGCTGACAATGTTGTCCCAACTTGAGTTGCTGTTTCTTCACCTTTCCAAATATGCCTAACCAATCCAGTACCAACATCGTTTGCATTTTCAACTTTGTAAACATCCAAATTCGTTCCTATCCAATCCTTTATTTTTTTTAACATCTATCTTACTCCTTCTTGTGTAATTACATTTATTCTTGCTAAATTACTCTCATAACTTTTTTGTTGCAAAATCTCATCATAAAAGCTATCCTCTATTTTTAAAATTCTTTTCACTCCAACAAAGGCCCCGTTTGAAATATAACTAGCTGTCTGCACTTTATATTTAAAATCAACAGTTATTTCCACACCTTTCGCTCTTATTTCAAGCAAAATATTTAAGATACTCTTTTTTATATATGCAGACAGTCTTTTATTCAATATTATATAAATGCTTCCTGCTTTTTCTTTGTAAAATTGTGTTTCAAAATTTCCGTTAAAACTTCCATTTTTAACTTTAAAATCTATATTTTTAACTTTATCTTTTATAATCCCTTCTTTAAAAATAAAAATATTTTGCTCATAATTTTCAATTATAATCTTGAGCACATTTAAAATTGTTTCAAAAGTTGCATTTTTACTTTTCCTTGAAATTTCAGCAAGTATTCTCTTTCTATAATTTTCATCTTTTTCGTTCGTGTCCCTTTTCAAATTAAAAGATGTTCCAAATTTGTCCAATGCATAACCTTCTGTCTCCATAATGTTTAAAGATTTCAAAAGTTCATGTATTCCTTTACTTGCTTGTCTTATTTCTTCTAAATATAAATTTAACAAAAAATAATTATTGCTTCCCCTGTCTCTTCTGTACATATGTGGAAATCTACTTATTATTTCATCTGTATACTCTTCGCTACTCTTAAACATAAATTACCTCGATATTATTTTCGTTTATTTGAAATTTTTGACCAACTGGGACTGTAAATGTTTTGTCGAAATTTTGTATTGCAACATCGGATTCTGTTAATCCCATTTTCAAATTTATTTTTCTTATATCGTCAATTCCTAACACTTCTGAATATGTCTTTAAATAACTAATAGATTCTCCTGTTTTTAGATTATTAATATAATTTAAAATTTCCTGTTGTATTTGTTTTGTCCAACGACTATCTTTTTCATCTAAATTTTTTGTTTCCAAAACTTCAACTTGTAGTAGTTTTTTTAGTTTCTGTGTTATTAGATTTTTTAACCTCGTTTTCTTTTTTGCTTGTTTTTTTAGTATTTTTTTCATTTTTCTTACTCTTTTTATCGTCTTTTTCTTTTGCTTTTTTCTTTTTATTTTTAGATGCTTTCTCATTTTTTCCTTTTTTTCCAGAAACAATTTCGATTTCATTAGCTTTCTTAGCTTCTTCATCATCAAATTTAGTTTTTATTTCCAACTCTGTATATGCATCGCTTTTAAAATTAATAACGTGCTTACCTTTTGTGATAAGATACTCTCCTTTAATTTCAAGTTGCTCAAATTCCTTTTTTAAATCTAAATTAATCTTAAAACCTTCTTGGAATCTATGATCAAATATACTCTTTAGTGTATAAGTACCATCATTTTCTTTTACATCCTGAAATCTATTTGGATCAAATTCTAAAATACCTCTATTTATCTTATCTCGCGGTTGAAAAGTAACAACTCCATTCGTTATAAAAAAAACGCTTTTAGTGTCTTTTGCTATTTCTTTAAAAATGTGTTTTACGTTGTTATGCATTGTTTTTCCGTCTTTATAATCAATATCCTTACCAAGCTCTATTGTCCCAGCTTTTAATTTATCCAATTTTGATAAAATTAATTTTATTATTGTGCTAGCTTTTGTCCCTTTTCCAGTTTTAAGATTTATTTTTGTGTCCTTGTATTCATCATTATAAGTATTACAAGTTATCTCAAATTTCTTATCAGCGTTGCTCCAACTTCCTTTCAAACTCTCAATAATCCCTTTATAGATAACACCAATATCTTTATTTACTCCATTATTCCAATACCCAGCTTCAATAACTACTTCAATACCTTTTTTTAATTTTTTAATCATTTCATCTGTTAAATTATAAACAACTATTTTAGCAATATTAGTGCTTTCTGTTATATCAAATTCAGTTTGTATCTCGAAATCTGGCGAATAGTCAACTCCATTTTCAACTTGAAATCTTTCAAATTCAATTTCCTCTGTTTCATCTCCATTTTTTACTTTAAAAGTTACTTTTGCATATCTGTCCCACAAAATATAGTAATTATCATTTACTCCGTTATTTTGTGTATTTTCTATGTTCTCAGCCATTAAACCACCACCATAATATCCTGTAATATTCCAGCCGTTTCCGTTGTAAACTCAACATCAAAGCCATTCAAATTGATTGGCAAAGCTATCATTTTAACATTTGGAAATTCTTTATATCGTCTTCTGCACAGCAAAAACAAATCTTCGTATGCATTAATTCTTTGACCCATATGTAAATTTCCGTTATCAGTCTTTACATCTAAATACCAAAGTTCTTTTATATTGTAAATTTCCAATGTAACTAACAACGTTTTTTCTCCATCGTCTAATAAAATTCTGTAACTACTTTTTTTATTTTTCTTATATAAAATATCAAAACTATATAATTTTCTCATGCTTTAATATCTCCTGTTCTAGGATCATCTCCAAGTCCACCTTTCATTGATTCACTCATCGAAACTTCAGACATTTCTCGATTTTGGGTATTAGTCTCTGGATCATAAGCACTCGTTGTAGTCTTTCCGTCAGTTGTAGTAAATTTTAACAAGTTTACTTCTTTTAAATTTATCGAAACTTTTATACTAGTATAATTTTGATAATTTTCCGAGTAACTGACACTAGTTATTGCAAGTGGAGCATAAACCTTATCAAATTTAGTATACATAAATGTTGTATAATTTCTTTTTTTTGATTCTTTAACTAATTTCTCAAGTTCGTCTTTCCACTCTTTACCGTGTAAAATTACCTCAATTTTTAATGTATATGGATTTACAAACATATTTTCATTAAAATTGTCTTTTAAATACGATTTGTAGCCTGTTATTTCGTTATCTTGACTATAATCGGTCGAAATTACTAAAAGAGGTATAGCGCCTAAAAATCCATTAGGTTTTATGCCAAAATATTTTAAATACATTTTTTCAAGTCTATCTTTTTGTGCTTCAAACCCTGCGATTGCTTTTTTTAAAAAATCTAATACTTGCATTCTATACCTCCTAAACTATTCCTAATTTTTCAAGTTCATTTTTTAATTCGTTTAGTGTTTCATCATTTCCACTAACATTAAATACAAAATGATTATTATTTGTAACAACTGTTCCACTGTCTTTCAGTCCACCACGAGTATTAGCTTTAATAGATTTTAAATTATTCAACATATCGTTAGTTGTTGTGTTTCTTGCAACCATTGAACCGTTTGGCAACCAAATAGCTTCATCTCCATGCTCATCGATAGTAGTCATTCCTCCACCACCTTGCGCTTGGAAATTATTAGTTCCTACTGCGTGTTTACCTGTGACAATCCCTTTAACTCCTCCTACGAATTGTGCTCCACCAGCTTTTATTCCGCCCCAATCTAATTTACTAGCCGACTGGAAAGCATTTATTAACCCTTGCATAGCAGAAATGGCGGATTGAATCCTACTTATTATCGCTGATATTGCTGATGATACAGCTGATTTGATTGCATTCCATGCTGCATTTATTAAATTTCTTGCAGTTTGATTGTGGGTATACAAACTTACTAATGCACCTATAAACATTCCAACTGGGCCTCCAACTATCATTCCAATTACAGCAGGGATTAACGCCCCTATTGCACTCCAAGCAGCTGACACAACTGCATGAAAAGTTGAATTTGTATTATAAGCATTTATTATCGCTCCAATAAAACTCGATACAGCATTAATAATTGCCATAACAATTCCGCTAATTATAGCTCCGACCAATTGAAAAATCGCTGCAATAAGGTTCCAAGTGGTAGTTATAAGTTCCCTAAATACTTCGCTTTGTGCCCACAATTGTGTCATCCAATTAATAATGCCACCTACCATTCCTGAAAATACAGAACTTACAAAAGACCAGCATTGAGCAATTGCATTCCAAGCTGTTGTTATCGCATTCCTGAATCCTTCGTTTGTGTTCCACAAATACATTATCACAGCTACTATTGCCATTATTGCTGCAATTATAGCTGTTGCAATTAAAACATACGGATTTAAGGCTGCAACTGCATTAAATGCTGATTGCGCTGCAACTAAAGCCCATAAAATTCCAATTCCAGCTGCTAATCCTAAAAATACAGTTCCCCAAAGTCTCACTGTTTCTTTATTTTGCTCTACCCATTTAGTCATCTCTTGCACTTTTTGAGCAAATGCATCAACTTTTTCTTTGAAAGATTCTAGTTTTTGCTTAACTTCATCAGCTGTCATTCCCCAAATTTGTGTTTTATCTTTTGCATCTTCTGATTTTGTACTAAATCCAAATAATGCACCTACAACAGCCATTATCAAGTCGCTGATTGCTCCTAATGCACTTCCTAAACTTTGCAATGTAGCCGTCCACACTTTGTTTACGTCAGCATTTTGTTGCAAATAATCTTGCCATTGCTTAAACATATTAAATATAACTACTAAACCAATCGCCAATAGTCCGTAAAGAACTATTTTTAATAAGCTAACACTTGCAATAGCTTCTTTTATCCCAGAAATGAAAGGCCCAATGCTTGATTTCATTTTATTAAATACCATTTCTCCAATTACTAAAGCTCCCAAAATAGAAACTAATTGCAATAGCCAAGGCGCTTTTTCTGCTACCTGTCCAATTGCTTCAGCTATTCCCATGAATAACCCTGCAACAGGAACTAATAAAGGCTCTAATGAGTCAAATACCGCTGCAAACGTGCTTGACATTGTTCCCATTAAAGTTTCAACCGCTCCTGCACTTCCTTGCATCATAAAGTCACTCAATTGCTTAGCTACCCCACTACTATTTTTTATTTCATTTTGAAGCTTTTTCAAGTCTTCTATACTTCCATTCAATAGCGTATTGGCGGCTCTACCTCCCTGTACTCCGAATATAGCTTTTAATACTCCAGCTTTATCCGCGTTACCCATTTTGTCAGTTACACCTTTTAATCTTTCAATAATTGAAACCATATCTTGTAAATTACCTTTTTCATCTGTAACCTTACCAATTAAATCTTCAAGTTTCCCACGTTTTTTAAAATCTTTTAAACTTTCAAACATTTGATTTAATCCAGTACCTGCTGTTGACCCTGTTAATCCGTTGTCATTCATTTTCCCTAACATCGCATAAACTGTTTCAAGTGGCACTCCTAATGCTTTCCCAGACGCTCCAACATACTTAAATCCTTCTGCCAATCTAGGTAAATCAGCAGCTGTATTTTTAGATGTAACAGCTATCATATCAGTAACTTTTTGAGCCTCTTTCGCAGATAATTGATAAGAGTTCATGTGCATTTTAACCATTTCAAGAGCTGGTGTTATATCCGAATTAAACGCTTGTGCCAAATTAGCAGCTGCTGGTATGATTTGTTTCATTTCGTCTTTTTTAATTCCTAACGTTGCTCCAGCATTAATAGCCTGTGCAACATCTAAGTTATTAAATTTTGTATCTCCACCAACTTTTTTAGTTAGTCGCCTATACTCTTTTAAATCAACACCATATCCACCTGTTTTGGCAGAAGCGCCACGTAATTCATAATCAGTTTGTCCATATTCCTGCAACGCTTCCATTCCAGCTTGTGTAATAAAACTTCCTGCCTTATACAATGCTCCATCACGAACTTTATTTAAAAGCCCTTTAACTTTTTTCATTGCACTGTCAGCACCTTTAGCCACGTTTCCAAGAGGATTCTTAACCGACTTTCCAACTGCTTCTTTAGCTTTATTCAAATCATCCATTTTCTTTTTAGCTTCTTGTGTTTCTTTTTTTACGTTATCCAATCCACTTTTTACAGTTTTACCAGTTCCAAGCGTTTTCATCATTTCTTGAGCCGTTTTCATTTGAGATTTAAGTTTATCTCCTTGTGATTGCAAATGCTTTTGCATATTCTGTATTTGCTTATTAAAATTATTTAAACTAACTTTGTCTAATGTTTTAGCTAGTTTTTCAGCTTCTTTTTGCATCGATTGTATCCATTGCTTTGCGTTTTTATCTTTAATAACAAACTCTAACTCATAAGTAACTCCTACTCCACTAGCCATTTATCTTCCTTTCTTAATCTTTTTCCGTTCTCTTTCTTTTGCTTTTTGAATTTCTGTATCATAAAAGCACATTTTCAAAAAAGTTTCGAACTCTTTTTCAGAGATTTTATTTTCATTATATCTTTTTAAAAAAACAAAAGAATTAAAACTTTTAAAATTCTCATTTATTTCTAACTGAAATGCTAGATTTTCAATTTCAGTTATGTCTTTCAGCATTTCATCTTTATTAAAATATATTTTCCCTTCATGAAAAAATGCCGGATTCTTATTTAAGGAAGGGATTTCTTACCACTTCCGATAAAAACACACCTAATCCAATGATTTCGCTTGATGGAAAATCCTCGATGTTAAATCGTGGTAACAAGTCATCATTATAAAAACAATCAACTATATCACCAAAATCAAGTACTCCTTTTCCAGTTACTGGATCAAAATCCATTTTTGAATATTTCGACGCTTGTCTTGTAGTCGGATATGTGCAAACCACATCTTTTGCTTTTCCATCCCAATCAATCAAAGTATGTTTAAATATCTGTTTTGGTCTTAAGCCACCTTGCTGTTTTATTCTTCTTCTTTCATTTTCGTTCCTTCTTTGCTTTATATCTTCAGCTGTTTCAGCAACCATTTGAGCCTCAACAGATTCTAATTCTGTATCATTTACTGTTTCGACCGCCTTTTCTTCTTGCTCTAACGGCCCTAATCCTGCCATTTCTCTTGACATATTAATAGCTTCTTTTTCTGCTTCAGTATATTTTCTCTCTAAATCCATTTTCATCTCCTTATATTTCGCATAAAAGACAACTGAATTTGGTGATATTTTATATTATATTTACCATATTAGTTGTCTTTTTTCTCCAATTACATTACAAGTTCTCTGCTTTCTGCTTCAAACTCCCATGCTCTAGCTTCAGTTCCACTTTCGTTTGCATATTTTAATGCAGCTTTTTTCTTAAATGAAACACCATTATATATATAAGTTTCATTTGTATTTGTATCAGTTATTACCATAAACATTGGAAACGGTCCTTTATTTGCTTTCCAAAGTTTGTGCAATCTTTCCATTGTTCTGTGCTCGCTGCTTCCGTAAAGTAAACTTAATGTGATAGATACACTCTCGTCGACTGATACATTAACAACCTTTTGCCCACAACTAGCAATTGTTGAGCTTGAGCTTTCCGTGTTTGGATCATCCTCAAAACCGTCTTCGTGTCTGCAAGTAATTGCATAAGGAATACCTGCAGCAGTTAATACAATTTTAACGTTATCCACATTATATTGTTTTGTTGACATTTATATTTACCCCCTTTATTTATCAAATACAATTTCTCCCTCTGTTGTAATAGCTCCAGTTAAATTTACTTTTCTAGCGCCATTCAAATAAGTGACTCTTAAATCAAAATCAAATTTCCCTTCTCTAGTTGATTCTTGTGTAAAGTCGCTCACTATCAAATGTCCCAAGCTAATCTCTTGTTCGTTACCGTTTTTATCTTTTTGCGTTGTTGTTCCAAAATAACTCCCAGCACTATCTACCATAAACATTCCTGCATTAGCACCTTGTCTGCAACGCTCCTTAATGATAGAGTAAACCATCATTTTCCCTATATCATCCCCTGGTATTTTATCTTTTTTTACTTGAAAGATTGTTAAATCTTTCTTCAATCCATCCCTTAACCAAATTTCAATTAATTTCAATTCAATAAATTTTTTATTATCTGAATTAATTCCATTCACAATATGAAAATATCCTTGCGTTGGTTTAGATAAATAATTTAATCCAGAGTCCCAAAATGATTTTTGTTCAGTTTTTGTATAATTTTCTTGAACAAAACTAGTTATTTCAGTTGAATGAACAATATAACTTCCCAGATTTTTGTATCCTATTGTTCCGCCAACTAAGGCCCCTGTAAGCCAATTTCCTTTAGCTAAATTTTTAGCTCCTTCAATTATAAATGCAATGTTGTCCACATTATTTTCCGTTTGCAATTTTACAGCTTCAGCTGCACTTCCTACTTTTTCATAATCAACAGCTATAAAAAATTGTTTATCCTTATCAGTTTTTGCATAAGATACTATACTGTTAATATATGTTTTCTCAGAAACAATATCCATGTTAGTAATCCAGTTAGTGACTTCAAAAGCGTCCTCATGATCTATATATGTATTCATAAGCTCTGTAAATGTTGCTGCTGTATTATTTCCGTAAACAACTACATTTAACGGTGTATACGCTTGTGAATATGCACTAGCTATTAATTTATAAAAATTATGATTTTCATTTAATCCGCTGATATTTAATTCCAACAAGTCGCCAGGTTCTGTAATAAATGTTGGTGATATTGCGAAGTCTTTTGTAAAAAACATCAAACTTCTGACATCGGCATAAAATGCTCTGTTATTTTCTGATTTAATTTGTACATTATTCAAAGTATTTAAATCATTTCTCTGTATTGCCATTATTCCTCCTTAATTTTTTTGCATAAACTTATTTGTCTTAACAATTCCTTTTTATCTTTAATCTATTTGTTCGTATTTATTTTATACTGTGCGTCAATGTTTTTTTGTTTGCTCCTTTGCGCCTGTAAATCTTAGAAAGTGGATTTTTTATAAAATTTTTACCGCCAATCCATACTTAACAGCACATTCATATTCAATTTTACACCCTCTAGAGTATTCATAGCCTTGTGCAAAAACTACTATATCTGCATCGCACATTAATTCCAGCGACTTCGCTAAGTATCGCAAGGAATTATTTCTTTTACCTGATATCATCGGAAAAACTGAGTCTATAACCTCTATTTCCCCATACTCTTCTTTCAATCGGCTAACTATCTCTTCTTTTTCCTGCTCTATGTTAGTATGGCTCTTATTTCTCATCGGTTGACTTATAAATATTTTCATTATTCCTCCCTAAAATTTTTATTTATATAATGTTCTGCGAAATAACTAAACTGCAAAACTTCCTTGTAATATCTTCTACCCATAAAATTAAAAGTTGTTTCCTGTATTTTATATACTTTTCTAACTTTCCTTTTATGTTTTCTTTCACCAAAGTAATCATTTGTTGCTTTTGTATTAGCTAAAAATAAATAAAGCACATCGAAATCATTATGTTTTTCTCTTGATTCTAACGTCAAGATAACTTGTATTTCTTCATCATAACAATATTCATCATTGCCAAAAGGAATTGGATTCCCTGCGTCTTCAATATATATATTATAAAAAACAATTGGAAATTTGAGTTTTTCATATTGCTCAGCAAGTATCTCGTCTCTTTTATCTTCATTTATGATTTGATTTATACCAAACTTTTTGCAGAACTCTTTTATATCGTTCACAAGTTCTTTTTTAATTTCGCTTGTCATCTATATTCAGCTCCATTCTCAAAAATTCCCCATAATTTTCCTCGATATTCACAACCCTGTAAATCACATCTTTATGCTTTATTTTTATACCTTCTGATACTTTAAAATTCTGATTATCATCCAAAATATAATATCCCTCTTTTTTATTTGATAAAAAACTTCCGTCTATACTTTGCGGAAATGATGAATTATGTTTAGGTGTCAGTATAGCCATTTTCACCGTCTTTTCTATTTTGTTTTGAAGAGGATTGCCCATTTCGTCAAATTCAATCTCAGAATTTTCTGAATACACAATCACATCATCTGACAATTTTTCTATAACTTTCAAGGTTTTTTTAATAGCTGATTTTGTTTTCCTATCCATTATCCACCACCTCTGCCGACAATTCTACCTCCGTTAATTTTAGCCGCAATATTGCTCTTAAAATGCCCAGTTTCAATCATTGGATTATTAAATCCTTTTCTAGCGATTGTTATAGGACTATTTGGAGGGCTCTTTATCCTTTCAATCATTGATTTATATCTTGTACTAGCTTCAGTTCCAATTTTATTCGTCATTGCTGCAACATCAAAACTTCCGTTTATAATTCTTGCAACTCCTTCTTTAAAGTATCTAACAGCCATCGGATTAAATTGTTCAAAAGCTTTTTGGTTATAATTCCACCCAGGAACTCCACGACTTGAACCACTATCCAATACATTTGATAATCCAAAAGCATCAAATCCACCTTTGACACTATAATTTGTTACTGTCCCCACTTCTATCTTTTGAGGATTCATTGCCAATAACTTCTCCAAATTTTTGTTTTTTGGTTTCTGTTTCACTGTTAGTTTGCAAGGCATCTTTATCACCTAAATTTATAATCTCTATTTTTAATTTTCTTTTTTCTATCTCTTGTTTTGCAATATTTACTCTTCGTTGAGTCAAATCTAATTCATTGTCACCAACGTTTAAAAGTATATGATTCAACTCAACAAGTAGTATTTCTTCTTTTTCTTTATTTTTAAAATTAAACATTTTAACTCCTTTAAAATATTGATATAGTTACACTTTCATTTTCTTCAACACCAAGAGTTTTCAATAATTGCTGATACATCCTAAGATAAGGATTATTTCCATTTGCTTCTTCAATAACAATATTTGAAATTTGGACTTTCGTAAAATCAAAATCATTTAACGAAGTTAATAAATAACCAAATAGAAATATTTTGAGCAGCTTTTCTCTCTCTGTACTGTGCTTTTCTTCAGCAACTTCATAAAATTGCTCAACCACTTGTAAATCATAATCAGAAGTTTCAGGAATATACTTTTTTAGCTCTTCCAAAAGTTCTTCAGACATTATTCTTCAACTCTTCTTTTTACAAGTTTACCTTCTTTTAAAACCTCAAACTCTGATTCTGGCAATTCTATTTTCTCACCTGTTTCATACCTAACATCATTGTATCTTAAAGGCGTTAAAGCTATCGCAACAACAATAGCTTTTATGTCGTTCTTTTTGTCTTCTTTTGTCATCTAATTCACCTACCCTACTGTTGCTATAAACATGCTATCCATAATAGATGGATTTGGAACCACTAAATCCTCAATAACTACATTCACATTATTTACAACTCCAGCTGATTTTGATTCTGCTACAACCTCAACAGTCGAAAATGTTCCAGCAATATCAACCACGTCTCTATCTCCTAACATTCCAAGTAATTCATCGGTTTTTGTCGGAGTAGGCCCATATTCCATTACTCCTAATTGACCGTTTGGAATTAATGTTACTACATTATCAGGAAATACATTTTTTGTTATTTTACCAACTTTTATTTTTTCATTCCAAACTAATATAGTCATTCCAATTACTTCTTCGATTGTTGCTTTAACTAATGTTGGGGTAATTGTAACAGTTGTATTTTTAAATAATTCCTTTACTGTATCGTGTTTTTTCAACATATTAAAAGTAGCTTTTGACATCAAAGCAATTTCAACTGTTCCACCGTCTTCTTCAGCAATTTCTTTCCATCTCTCTAAATCTTCAAGCGGTTTAGCAGTTGCTGCACTCCAAATATTAGTCCCAGCCAATGTTTCTTTGTATTTATCAGCTAATTTATAATTAATTGTTTGACCACCGCCGTTTTTATTTGGAAATGTAACTTTTGCTGTTGATAAAAATTGAGCTGCTGCATAAGAAGCGATTGCTCGAGAACTTGCCAAAAATCCTTTCGACCCTGCAAAGCTATCAAAAATTTTTTTTGAATAATTATCAATTATAGTTTGATTCCCAGTATTTAAAATTTCTAGCAACTCTTTTCTACGCTTTTCATCTAGTGTCATACCTTCTCTAAAAAATTGTTTATCCCCTTTTGTTACTGTTTTAAAATCCCAATCTCTAAACATTACATCTGCATCTAACTGACTGCTTTGTAATACTTCAACTGTTCCACCATTTAAGCTCCCCAAAACATTTACATCAAAATTGTTTGAAAATTCAGCAGGAAACATCGCTTCTACTAAAGTAGTGCCTTTCACTCCTGCATAATACTTATTTAAACTTTTCACATTTAATAAATCTGTTAAACTTATTGCCATTTCAACCTCCTATTTTCTATCCTTATAAATATAAGTCACACCTTCTGGTAATTCTGCTTTTGTAATTGTAACTGGTGTAGTGTATTCTTTCCCTACCTCGATTAATTTATCCAAATAAGCCACACCTTCAATTGCAACTGTCGCTTGTTCATTGTCGTTATAATATTTAAATTCAACATCATGGACTAACACACCATCGGCTCTAGTACCAGCCCCACTTGGTATTACAAAGGCCCCTGTTTCTCTTAAATCTTCACCATTTTTCGCTTTAATCAAAGCTCCAGCTAACAAATATTCTTTGTTTGTATTTTTATCTTTGTAAATATAGTTAGCAAAATCAGATTTTAATATTTTAATTTGCACATTTAACTTTTCCTTGTGCATAACCGTTCTTTTTAACATCCCAACCTCCTAAAATTTTGTAAGATCTGTTTCGTTGTTTTTATTTTTTTCAATCATCCTATCAACAAAATCTTTTTCATCTTTTTTCTTATCTTTCGAATTAAATCCTCCGTTCGTTATAGAGTTTTTTTTCAAAAATTCTGTTGTAAATTCTTTTTCTTTTGCTGCTACTTCTTTAACAGCTGTTTCTAATTTCTCAATTGTCATATCTGATGTAATTTGTACTAAATCAGCAAACTGTGGACTAATTTTCAATTGCGCAACTAACTCGCTTTTTTTAGTTAATAATGTCGTTAAATTCAATTGTTTTTTAGCTTCAGCAAGTTCTTGTTCTAATTTTTCTTTTTCCATTTTTGCTAGTTCCTCAGCACTTTTCCCATTTTTTTGATAATCTTCAATTTGCTTATTTGCATGACCTAATTGTGATTTCAAAGAATTGATTTCTTTATTAGCATCATTTGTTATCTTTTCAATTTGAGCCTTTAAATTTTCTATTGTTTCATTAGCTTCACCATTTGATTGTGTCCCATTATTTTCACCAGTACTCCCTGCTCCTGCACCACCTGTTGTTTCTGTAGCAGTGTCATAATTTAATTTCATTCTTTTTAATAAATCCTGTCCTAAAAACATTTTCCACTCCTTTAGATTATTTGTTCTAACTCATAAATGATTTAGAATATTGATACTCTATAAAATTTTTGAGATTTGACATCAAATAACTCATAAATGATTTATAATACTTCAACTCTCAAGAATTTTGATTTATGTCATTAATTTCCTCTTGCGAATCAGGGAAATAAACAGTAGCCCAACATCTGCAACCTGGCTCTTCCCCAGGGACTATCTCAGCATTATCCCAGTTATAAATTTTTCCATCTCTTGCTTCGTGCGTTGGTCTAACTCTTTCATCTCCCATTGTATTCCATTCAAAATATTCGCTTTTTCCAGCAATTATTTCTTTTAAAAAATCTTTATAGTAATTTCCGAGCATGTTTCTTGCTCTGAATTTCGCATTATTTTTTAATATATCCTTTAGATTTGATTTTTGTTTATTGTTTTCAACATAATTGTTTAAATTATTCTGCCATTCTTTAATTTCTTTTATTTGTTTTTTTGCTAATTCTAAATGCTTTTCAATATCAATGTTCTTTTTGCTTTTATACTCTTTTTCAAAATTCACACTATAATTAATAAATGTCTTCAGCAAATTTGAGTAATTAACATTTATTTTTTTATTGTTAAAAATCGAAAAAGCTATCTTTTTAAAAAAAATAAATAATCTTTTTTCAACTCTATGATTCCATTCGAAATTTATCTTAATCATACAAACCACTCAAATCTTGTAAAGTGTTGTCCGTTATTTTATTTATTAAATCTTTAAGTTTATACTCCTCATCAATATCTTTTGCTTTGTTTATTACATCAAGAGCTAATGATAAAGTTGTTAATTTAGCGCTCTTTTCATTTTCCAAAAAAGTATCAAAATATGTGTAACTTGCTTCAGTTAATTCCTCGGAACTTCCTGATAATTCCAACGCTATTTTGTCCAATTCCAGCAAACTTTTTATAAAATCTTCCCTAAAACTTGCAACTTTAGTTTTAAGACCATTATTTTTTAATAAATAAGTTTCCTCACTCACATTTTGAGTTGCTGTATCTACTAAAAGATACTCAGGAAATAAATTTGACAATCTTTTTTCCAATCTTGTTATGTCATTTTGCATTTCACTAATAAGCGGATTTGTCAATTCTATATATTTAAAACTAGCTTCCATTTCTTTTGAATTTCGAGTATTGATAATTCTTTTCTTTTTATATCTTGATTCTTCTAAAAGTTGTGCGTTCTTTTTAATTTTTGAATTACTAGAATTAACATCTGCAAATTGTTTAATATTGCTAGCGTGTAGTAAGGGGTCTCCGTGTATTCCAAATATTTTCCCAATGTAACTTTCGGTTTCGTTGATTTTATCTATAATATTCAAGGCTTCAATAATATTGCTATCATTCTTAAATCTTGAAACAGGTATCTTTTCTAAAATAAAAGGCGTTTCAAAAACATCTCCTTCTATTTTTTCAACCCTTTTAACAGTTCCGTTATCGAGTTTTATATACTCTCTTGAATACTCTCTACTTTGTTCTTCGCCATTTTCATCATAATAGACTTGCTCTCCTTCAACCTTAAACCTTTTTATCTCCCCAAACACTTCCACATATTCGATGTCATCTACACTATGCAAAAGATACCTAATCTGCTCATCAGGTGTTAATATAACCTCAACGAATACTTCTTCATTTAAGTACATCTCTTTAGCTATCTTTTTGCTAAATGTTGTCATTTGATTAATTTCCCAAATTTCTTTCAATTTATCATTATCTATGTCTAAATCTTTTAAAGCTGTATTTGAAAGGGCCTTAACAATATCCCTAATTGGATTAAAAATTTCAACCGTTCCTTCAAATAATCCTGGCATATTCTTACCCAAATTGGATTTACTATATTGTTCTCTGTCATAATAAGTTTTTACTCTCGTTCTCTCTTCTTTATTCATTAGCCCTCCTTCCTAATATAAATAAGCAATTCCGCCTTCATCTTTTTTCAAGCTATACAAAATATATCTTATCGCATCCATTACATCGTCATTTTCTTTAAGCGGTTCATCATTTTTACCCCAAACATACGAGTATATCTCACTCTCAAACTTTCCTTTGAAGGCTTTCTTTGTAATTTTTAGCTTATTCCTTTTATACATAGCCCCAACCAAATCAATACCTTCTTTTACATCTTTTTTAGCATTTTCTGCATTTATCCCAAAATCTAAAAGTCCCTGTACATACTCAGCTCTAGCACTATCACAAAATACTCTTGAGGCCCTATATTCTTTATATTTCTGTAAAATTAGCATTTTCCAATAATCAAAATATTTATGTTGTTTTGCTATTACTTCGACAATATAATAATTTTCTTCAAAATCCACTCCGATAACTACCAAAGTTCCGTAATGTTCGAATCCCCAGTCGATTCCAATGTAATATTCCTTTATTTCAATATTTTCTATGTCCTTAATTACATTTTCTTTTTCCGAAAAATCTGCAAATACAACTCCTTCTTGAGCTACCCACAATCCTAAAACATCTCTGTCATAAGTTGCTCCTCGCGGAGTTGTCTTTTTAATAGAATCCACATATTCCTTATTAAGAAAAACGTTATCGTCTAACTTAAAATTACTAACTAGAATATTCAATCTTCCATTTTCCAATCTGTCACCAGCATTATCAATATAATCTTTTTTAACAAAGTGCGCTGGATTGTCTGGATTTGTATCAATAAATACCTTAGCTCCTTCCCCAGATGTTCTCGAAAATGCTTCTGTTATGAAAGTTTGATGTAATGCTGTAGCTTCATTGATATAAGTGCCATGAGAAGTCATACCCCTCATTTTCTTCCAACTATCTGCCTTTTCTCCACCAAATAAATAAACATTGTTTCCAAATAGTTTAAAACTTCCATCTTTTTTTGGCTTAAATTGCTTTCCTAACATAACTTCCCAATCGTTTAGAACATTCCGCCAAATACTTCCGCTTGTTGCTCCAATTACAATAAAATTAAGATTTTGATTAGCCAATGTTGCTATGTGCGATAACATAAGAAAATTATTTAAAAATGTTTTTCCGCTTCTTTTTGCTCCTGTTAAAATTGTGATTCTTGGCTGTTCTTTATTAAATACTTCTAACACTTCATACTGTTTCGGTGTCAAATCATTCATTTTTTTCAACCTTCTTTGTTATATTTTTTAACAATTCAATCATTTCATTTTCTTTTTCAATTTCCTTTTCATCATCTTTTTTAATTTTAGCTTTTTCAATATCTAATTTTTCTTGTTGTAACGCTTCTTCTGCAAGTTGCTTATCAACTTCTAATAATTCGTAAGCAGTCAACATTTTTCCAGTTCGCATTAAATCATTTCCCATTTTTTTTATAGCAATATATGCTTTATCAATTACTTGAAGCCTTTTTACATCTAGCGAATCATCTTTTGAAATTTCTTTAGCCATTCTGATGATTAAGTTCCGTTTCGATATTTCGATATTCTTTAACACATCCCCTAAATCAGAATAAACTTTTGAAAGAATGTCATCCATTTGTTCTTCAGTTTTTTCTAACCTAAGTTCCCTTACACTTTTTTCTTTTCTGTAATAAGTTGCGTTTGAAATCTCATTTTTTCTCATAACTTCCTCTTTTGGAATATTGCTTAGAATATCTTTTTTTACTTGAATATCACGTTCATTTGAACGTTCAGCGTTCGTTCGTTTTTTGTTGCGAACGTTCGTTTTATTCTTTTTCAAATATTCACTCTTCCAGCGCCTCACAGTTCCTCCTGGGATACCATATTTGTCAGCCAGTTTCTTTAAAGTTCCTTTTGCAGCATTTTCTCCTCCAAGTTCTTCCCATTCGTTCAGTAATAATTTTTTAGTCACATTTATTCCCTCAGTTGTGGAAAATTATCATATATTAACTCAACGATTTCTTTTTTGCTTACATTCGGAGTTGACACTGCAACTTTAGATCTGTTCTTCAGATATTTTTCCAAGGCTGGTTTTAAATTAACTTTTTTCTTTAAGATTATTTTTATTTCTTTTGCACGAACTCTTTTATCTGTACTTTTCAACAATCTTATTGTTCCAAATGCTATGAATCTGAAATCAGACTTTATATTTAACCAATGTAATTCCTGCTGTTTTGTAGTGCTCTTAGTTTTTGAAAATGTTAAAATTTCAACATCTTTGATATTTTTTTCTTTTAATTCACCTTTTCTTTTGCGATAAATATTGAAACAGCATCTTAACTTAACTCCGCTGTATTTAACCGCTGGCAACATATATGATTTATACAGTTCTATATTTTCAAACTTATCTTTCTTATACATATCGCCTGGAAGTACAAATGCTACATAGTCAGAATGTTCCATACTTTTCTTTATAAATTCTGTATGCAAATTTCCACCGCTTCCAAAAGGTGGATTTCCAATTACAAGGCTGTTTTTCATATATAGAATATTCTGTTTAAGATAATCGCCTTTTATGATATTTTCAGCTTGTGGTTCTATATCGTATCCAATCGCACTTTTAGGAAGTCTTTTAAGAAATGCTCCAGCACCTGCACTTGGCTCTATAATCCTTGAGAATTCCTTTATAGACTTCACATCTTTTTCCAAAACTTTAATAACTTTTTGCGCAACCGAATCAGGAGTATAGTATTTATCATTATGTATCTTCGCCATCCATTACCTCCTTGAATTCGCTCTTTAATGCTATATGCTGACAGCAGGGACAAATTAATTTAGTACGTTTGACTTCTGTATCATCTGTATCTTCATCTTCAATTTCTAGTTCTTCCATTTCCTCTCGCAAAATTTCATCAAGTTCAGGCTGTTCAAAACCAAGTACGCTTAAATCAAAATCATTTACCTCCAGCTTATTCAACTCATACTGTAGTTTTTCAATATCAAATTCAGTATTCATTGTAAGTTTATTATGAGCAATAGCATAAGCTGTTTTCTGATCCTCTGTTAAATGTTTTAACCTGATTACTTCAACTTCTGTATATCCAAGTTCTTTTAATGCCAAATATCTTCCGTGTCCTTCGATGATTATGCCTTTTTCATCAATCGCAATCGGATCATTGAATCCGAATTCTTGAATACTGTTTTTGATCTGTTCAACTTGCCACTCTGGATGTTCTTTAGCATTCCCAGAATATTCGATTATTTCTCCAATGTTTATTTTTTCTATTTTCATTTTGCCCCCTTTCTTTGATTTTTAGACAAAAAAAGACCGTATGTATAAAATCAAGGCTTTTTAGTTCCTCGAATTTATAAATACGGTCATCATTTTGTGTACGTCATTATTTATATTTTATTCAATTGTTATTTGAAACTTTTGAAATTAGGTTGCTTTTTTGCATACTCTGTTTGATATTTCTCTGTTTCTGTTGTTTCTATTAATATAACCCCATTGGGTCTTTTATCAATAAAGATTTTTCCAATTTTTTCACTTTCTAGAAAATCTTTGATTTCTTTGAGTTTTTTATTTACACTCATTTTACCTCCTTATTATACCTTATTTTATCAATATTTTCAAGCATTTATAAGTAATATTCTAAAAAATCTAAATATTGTTTCAACACTCTTTTTAGTTCTATTTCGTAATCCTCATGTTTACAATCTAAAAAAATATTTTCGTATTCTCCTCTTGTGTTTAAAACTTTTAAAATATTTGATATTTTCTTCATTTCGACATCTCTTAATCGCTCCTTTATTTCTATTCTTTCCCTTATTTCCTCTTCTCTTTGTATCTTTTGATTTATTTCTTTTAATTCAAATTTTAAACTTTCTCTTTTATTTTTTAATTTTAAAAATTCCCATTCATTCATTTTTTTAAAAATAAACTCTTGCATTTTCAACATCCCTTTCTCTATAAATTTCCATTTTCTTCGTTCTACACTTTAATCGCTATGTTTCCAAACTACTATCTTAATTTGACCAGGACCGAATATTCTTTCAATTTCTGCTAAAGTTGTACTTAAACGATTTCTTTTTTTATATAAATCATTTAATTCAGAATTAATTATTACCACCGAGTTTGGATATTTTATTTCAAAATCTCTTTCTATTTCTTCTATTTCACTATTAACTCGGTTCAAATTTTTTCTTAAAATAAACACTTCATCTGCTATTAAATTATTCATTCTTTATCCTCCTTAAATACCTTTTTATTATAATTAATTATACCTCTTTATACTCTAATCGAAAAAAAACTTATAATCCAAATCAATCCATAAATCACGAATAAATTTATTATTGTAGCAACTAAAAATATTATTACATTGCTTATATTGAATCTGAATCTCTTTGCCTTGTTTTTATATACAATAACTAATCCATAGATGTATCTTACCAGCGCTAATACAGCCGTTAATGTAATTAGTCCACTTATCATTCTCATTATTATTTCCAGCATTTCAATCCTCCTCTGTTTTTTTACATCTTACCCTTTTATAACTTTTCTAAAAAAAAGAAACATCTTTTTGTTATCTTTTTCTTTTATATTCAAACAAGCATATCCAACAAAAGCATATTCCAAAATTCTTACTGTAAAAAATATTGGAAACGCTATTATCAAAGGCAAAAAAATCATTACCCAGCCAACTTGAATCAATCCAAAAAGTTTGACAGCAACCAAAAATATAGTCGTCTTACCGACGGCTCTGCTTATCGCTTTTTTTGCAATTATAACTTTTTCAGCCATTGATTCCACTTTTTTGTTCATTTCTTATTTCGCCTCCTCTGTTATTACAATCGCATTATCAATTGTAACTCTGCGATTGTTTTCGCTTATTAAATTTAACGATATTCTACCGCTCTCATCTGAATCTCTTACTCTTATCGTTCCTTTATATTCTTTCAATAATTTTCCGTCAAGAGTATAAATTTGTACTGTCCTTTTTAGCCCTTTTGTATCACTCTCCCAATCTTTTTGAGTATCTCTCCATCTTGCGCAACTTCCTAATAATCCTAAAATTGCAATTCCTAATAATATTTTTTTTCATTTTAATTCCCTTTCTTAAATTATTTTAAATCCATTTCGATACCCACATACCAAATGCAAAACTCGCAACTAATTTAGCTAGATCTAAAAAATCTTTAGTTTGTTCAATCTGCACAACACCTATAAATGTAATTATAAAGCAAAACACTATCCTCATTATTTTTTTTGGCATTTTCAAATCCTCCTATTTCTTTTTATACTTGTCTTTATTCAATATTTTTTCAAAACTTGCTTTATTTTCATCTTCCTTGTTCCATAAACTCCAATTTAATTTTCTCCAGTTTTTTAAATTGAATTGCATTCTATCCTTGTTTTTCATACTTCCTCCTAATTTTTATCGTTTTCCCGACATCATCTAAACGTTCTTAATACCATTTTGCTGACATCAGCAATATACTTTTTGTTGACTTCAACAAAATGATTTTATCCTGGATCTATTATTTTCAATAAGAACTCATACAATCCGTAAGCCATAAGCACTCCAAAACCTAAACTCATTAATGTTCCAAGCAGATTATAATCCTTCATTCTTTCAACTGCATTTTCAAATATATCCCAAATAAATACAATCCAAAATAAAATTGGTACTAATAATATTAATAATATTGCTATTTTCATTTATTCCTCCTTAACAATTCCTCTATAATACCCCTCTTTTAATCTCTTCCTAAACAACTTAAAGTGATTAGGATAAACTCCCAACAACTCATAAACCAACTGTGGATTCAACCACACGCCTTCGATATGATACTTTTCCTCAAACTCCTTTTGCCCAATTTCGTGAAACTCGTTGTGATGTATTCTACATAAGCTCATAAACGGTGTTTTTAGTCCATCATCATTCTCATAAGTTCCTGCTGCACTTGCAATTGTTTTCCAATGATGTAAGTCCGCCCCTTTTCTTCCACAAATTGCACAAGTTCTTGACTTTAAGCAAGTGATAACATATCTTTGTGTTATATTGTCAATTTCCAATATATGTTTATACCTTTTATCGTGTTTTCCAAGTATATATAAATTTATTCCAAGTTCTAATGCCTGCTCTATGATAAATGATATAAATTCATTTGCTGTTTCCATATCACATTTTGCTGTGGAAAAGTCTAATCTGTCTGTGGATATTGCAAACTGCTCTTTCATCAGTTCCTTAATCTCTATTAAAGTATATCCAATCTCGTCTCCGAATTGCTTTAATAAAACGTGTATCAAGCCATTCTGTGCCTGTGATAATTTCTTTACTGGAATAACTTTTATCGGAAAATGATTTAAATATTCTTCCAATTTTTCTTTTATTCCTGGATAAACTTTTTCCACAGCCAAGGTTATTATTATTTCTTGATTTGAGATTTCTGTGTAAGCCATTTCTTTTTAGCCTTTCTTTTCTTAACGAATTTAATATTCTTAAATAAATTAGCATTTAACTTCATAAAGTTAAAATCGCTGTCATTTACTTTTATTCCGCTTAAAAGCCTTGCTTTTATTCTTTCTAATGTGTTCTCATCCATTTTCCCTCCATAAAAAAATCACAGCTAAATTAATAACTGTGATTTCTATTTTTTATTTTTAGAATTGCTCCAAATTAAGCTGCCCAGCCCCAACGAAACAGAACTGACTATTGTGGCATAACCACCTATTTCTTTTCCTATAAAGACTAATGCAAATCCTCCAATAAGCATTGTGAACAGCAGTATAAAGCCTAAAACTTGTCCTCTTGTATTATGTTTTATATCAAATTCTAGCGCTTTTTTTCTACACAAATGAATATTTTCTTGTTCTTTCTTATCCAGTTCTTGTTTGTTTTTTAATTCATTTTCTGTCATCTTTAAAATTCTGTCAGTTGCTCCTGGACAGTTCCTCTCATAACCATCAATTACACTAGGTGGCGGAATTATCCCTGAATATTGTTCTATTTTCTTCTGCTGAACCAGCATTTCTTTAGTTTGCTTTTTATTTGCCTGTTTTTTCAGCTTGCCCATATTGTTCTACCGCTCCTCTTATTGCCATTCCTACATTATTCCAACCTTTTTGCAATGATTTTTTTACATCTTTTTCGTAAGTAAACGGATATTTTTCTAAAATATTTGAACTTGTATCACTAAATAGGCTTGCTATTCCTGATATAACTCCATTAATTTTTTTCATATCTTCTTCTCCTTCTTAGCCTGTCCTTTCTACAACTAAATTATATCTTAAAAGTAGCAAAAGTGCAACTTTTTTTGACATTGTAAAGTAAAATATTACAAACCACAGTTATTATTCAGTTGTCATTGTCCTGTCTTCTCTTAATTTAATCCAATCCTAATATTGTGAATAATCTCATCCATATCAGTTTCATACAATTTCAAAGCTATATTGTACAAATTATCTAAATGTCCAAATTTAACTGCATAATCTAGCACACTTTTACATTTATCTCCATTCTTAATTTGTTTTAAATCGTAACCTTTCCGTCTAGCTTTCAAATCTATGCCGTATGTTTCTCTAAAAACTATATATAGTTCATTCCATCTGTTGCTGAAATTGCTACCTTTGTGTTTTACGACTCTGTTTAATATTTTTTGTTTCTGATAAACATCTATGTTTTCTGTTACTCCTGCGACAACTTCTTTTTGATAAGCCAGTTCAATTTTTATATCCTGAATTTCTTTTTTATAGTCCTCAATCATTCTGCTCTGAATCTGATTTGCTTTTATCAGAATCATTTCGGGACTGTTCCACATATTTTCGCATTCAATAAAATATTTTCTTATTACCTTCCCTTTTTCATTGTTCTCAATCATAGCCAGTTCTTTTGCCATATTTATTTTCAAAAGATGATCCGTATACTCGCTCGTATTCCCTTGAGCTGTTACTTTTTTTTGAGTAATAGCTACAAAGTCAATATTTTCGATAAATCCATACTCTTTAACTCTTTTGTTTATCCAGTCGTTGTATCTAGTTTTCACTTCTAAAAATTTATGCAGTTCTCTCCCGCTTACAACTTGCTCATTGTTTTCATTTATTTCAATTTTTATTAATTCATTCATTAATATTCCTCCTATTTTTGCTTATACACTCAAACTTGTGTATACATAAGTTTATTCAACAAACTGTTTTAAATTCGGTCTAAAATAATTTTTCCCTTTCAATATTTTTCCGTCTTCCCTGAAAATTGCTTTCCCATTTTCCAACTTGCTCATATTGCTTCTATGGACTTCTTCAAATGCTTCAGGTAAAATTTTATCAAATCCGTTTTTCGTTTCTATTTTAAAAAGAAAATTTGTTTTTTTGTCTGAAAGAAAAAATATCCTTGAAGCAACGTTTTCAATATTGCCTTTATGCAACTCTAATAACGTTCCAATGTAGATGTAGTACATGTCACAAACAGCATCTAGCATTTCAACCTTGTTATTATTTTTTTCTGCCACCTCATATTCTTTTAATTCTTCTTCAAATAATTTTTCTCTTAACTCCATTCTCTCATCAGTCATTTCTTTTTCCAAAAATTCCTGCTGTCCAAATGCGATGTAAAACTCTTTTACTAATCCAACTAATTTATTCCATTGTTCCATTATTCCTCTAATTCCCTTCTTATTTTTGTTAAATTAATTATGTTTGTTATTACTATTTGTTCGTTTTTGAAGTCAAAATTTGTTTTTACGCCCTCAATAAACATTTCTAAAACTTCACTTTCTGCATAGTCTCCTTTTTCGATAAAAACTGTACAATTTCCAGAATTTACATCACCAAATCTATCTTCGTATTTAAATGATACAAGATACCATCTTTTATCCATTATTTAATTCCCTCCTATAAAATTTCTATTCTTAACCCTGCATTTTCTTTATCAACTTCATAACCTAAAAATACAGGAACAATATTTTCCATGTTGTCGTTCTCTATCCATTCGTTTTCCTGCATTAAGTCTAACGGAAGCTGTGCAACATTCACATAATCAAATGCCCTCTTGCTGTTCCTTATGAAATAAAATCCAATTTTGTAAGGCTTTTCTTTGCCTTTTAGTATTTCCCTGAACTTTATTCCTTGTTGCCACCATTCATCAGCTGTATTTTTCTTATATTTCATCACAGCTTCTGAATTTATTAGCCTTTTACCTGTCCAACGCTTGCTGTTTTTTGAACTCGGCACATTTCCAGATATAAAAATTCTCATTGTTGTTTTCTTCTCCCTTCTTTTAACTTAAATTCATATAATTCATCAAACGAATATTCCAAAGCCTTTTCCAGTTTCTCTTCTGGAATCTCCCAGTTAAATTGCTCTATGCTGCTTACTTTCCCACGATGTCTTCTTATAAATTTTATCCATTCGTTTTTATCAGTTGTCTTCAGCTCATCGTTATCTATCCTTAGACAAATAAGTATCACTTTCATTTGCAGTAGCTTTCCAGTTTACTCAAAATTTCTGACAATTCATTATTGCACTTTTCAAATTCTGTATTTAATCTATCGATTTCTCTGCGCAGTTCCATTTTCTTTTTCCAGATTTTGCTTTTTCTTTTTTTAATTTTCTCAATTTTTTCGTAATTACTCATCCTTCATAGCTCCTATTCTCTGTATTTTTTTATCAAATCCTAATCTAACTGTTCCCAGTTCTCCGCTTCTGTTTTTTCGTATGATAAATTCGATTTCAGAAAAATCTTTTGCTTTCACAACGTTTTTTTGATAATAGTCCTCACGGTGTAAAAAAGCCACCACATTGCTTGCCTGCTCTATCCCTCCGCTGTCTCTTAAATCTGCCAGCAATGGTCGCTTATCTGCTCCCCGTGTTTCCACAGCTCTATTTAATTGAGCCAGAACCACAATGCAGCAATTAAGCTCTGTCGCAAGAAGTTTTAATCTGTTTGCCATGTACTCAACTTCGTAATTCTTGCTTTGAAATCCACTGGCAGTCATAAGAGTCAGGTAGTCGACTATTATTACCTTCAAGTTTTCTTTTTCGTGTTCCCGCTTGATTTTGCGGATAATGAAATTTAAATCAGGGTTATCTTCGCAGCTCATGCTTCTGAACTTTGAATCCTGCAATTTTTCTATTGCCAGATTTATTCTTGTCAGTTCTTCATCACTAAGCCGTTTATTTTTTATTTTGTTCAGTTCAATTCCAGTTCGGATTGATAGGAATCTTTGCATTATCTGAACGTTGCTCATCTCAAGATTTATATAAAGCACATTATGCTTCTTAGCTGTCAGTAATGCCAAATTCAAGGCAAATGCTGTTTTCCCCATTGCAGGTCTCGCTCCGACTGTTACAAGTGAGCCTGGTTCGAACGTAAAGTACCTGTTTATGTCCTCATACGGAGTTTTTATAATACTTTTTTCATCCTCAAAGTCCTCATACCAGATGCTTGATAGTTCCTTCATCCCAAATACCTTGTTTTCTTCTTTCTTCTGCGTGTTCAGCTCATTTACTTTCTGCACAATACGTTCGACTTTGTTATCAAGCGAGTAGTATTCGCTTTCAAGAATTTTTCCTATCTCGGATTTTAAATAATATTCGTTGTATGATTCGATAAGATTCTGAATAGGTACTTGAATATCTACCAGCTTGCAGTTATCCATAAGTGCATCAGCTTCGCTCCATTCCTCATCTGTCTTTGTGAGATCGGCTATGTCAACTTTCCCTTTTTCATCTAGAACATCCAGCATTTTCTGAAAAATTATTTTGTATTCAGGATCTACAAAATGTTTTGGTTTTAATCCGAGTTCAAGAAAAAATGGTAAGTCTCCTAGACTCATATATATTTTCCCTAGCACCTGTGCTTCCAGTTCGTTATATATCATTTCTAGTCCTCCCACATGCTGAAATCAAAATTATCTTTGTCAGGTTCAACGAATACTGTTATCGCTTCATTAATAGCACTAGGCTTTTTATCATTGTCAGCATAAGTGTCGTTAAAAACGTTTAGGAAGTTCTCTTTTTTGCTTGAAAATAGCCAATTGAAAAATTGTCCCGTGTTTTTAGACTGCTCTTTGAGATAGGAGCTTTCATGTATTTTCTCAAATGTCTCCAGGAACTTTTCTTTGCCCAGGAATTTATATAGCGATTGAATTTTATTTCTATATGCCATTAGTGCTGTTTCAACTGCAAATTGGTTATTGCATAGTTTTGACATTTCTTTTTTAGCTAAATTCAATACAAAAACTTGATGTTGTTGTTCTTTAGTTTCAGTTGCATTATTTTCTTTTTGTGCAGTATTAATATTATTAACAACATCTTCCTTATTGGGTTTCCTTAATTGTGTTTCCTTCGGGGTGCACTTTTGCACCTGGTGTGGGTGCATTTCTGCACCTGGTGTGGGTGCACTTTTAACCCTGGTCATTTTTGCACCTACGTGCATTTCTGCACCTGGTTTGTTGCTAACATTTTTTAAAAAATAAACATTTCCTTTTCCTGACGTTTTTTTAATTTCAATTAATCCTTTTGCTTCTAAACTTCTTAAATATTTAGTTAAAGTTCTTCTGCTTCCTATCCCACTAACTTTCATAAGTCGTTCTAATCCTGGAAAACATTTCCCTTTTGAATCAGCATATCTTGCTAAAGCCATATACAACAGTTTTTCATAAGCCTCAATATCTTCCCTATCTATCAAATTATTTTCCAGCCAGAACCAGCCTTTTTGTCTTGCGTCTTTTCCTTCCATTTCCTTTCCTCTCCCTACATCTTGTGTTTTTTAACAATTTATGTTATAATTAACACAAAATATAGTATTTTATAAATTTTTGTTAGCACTCCTAGGAGTGCTTTTTTATTTTATTTTTTTAATCCTTTAAACTTGTTTTTATCATTTTCTTTTTTGATTTTGTGCTATAATATTAACAAAAACAAAGGAGAACTATTATGAACTCTATTGATTTGAAAATATTAAAATATATTTCTGAAAAGAAAAAAGTTAGTTATAACAATTTATTAAAACGATTCAATTATCACTCAAGAGATGTTTTAGATATAAGGATTAATAATATTCTTGAATATGTTTCAAATTATTACGATAATCATATTAATGACGATATTATTGAAATTAATCCTAACGGTATCACTTTCCTTGAAGATTTTAAAATTGAATGCAAAAATAAATTTATTGCTGAACTTAAAATCTTAACTTCTATTTTTGTTCCAATAATAACAAGTATTTTAACAACGATTGTCATATGGTATCTAATAAACCATTGGAAATGGTTCGCTTTGATTTTTAAAGCTACTAACTAAAATATCTAGCCAAAATATACAATGTTATTATTGATGTTGCTACTGATAAAATTATTTGCATCAATATTTTTTTCCAGTTCATTTATCTCATCTCCTTATTTCGCTTTTACCCCTTTTTGAGTTATAATACTATCGCCAAATAAATTAAATCCACAAGAAAGGAGGTGTTTTTATGTCAAAATTTTTAAGAAGTATTCAGCAAGGTTTGAAACTTGCCGAAAAAAGATCTAACGATTTCACGATAATCAGAAATGGTCAAGAAATAGGTACTGTAAAAGGATTCATTTGCAGTAAAGAGTACCCTGATACAATCCAAACTGTTCAACCTACCGAAATTTTAGATGGAGATATTTTAAAATTATTAAATAAAGAATATCTAATAATCGACGCTCAACCTAAAATTCATGAAAACGTTTTATGCTATTATATGGCAAAATATAAATCCAATGCTGAAAAATCTTCAATTTCAAATACTTTTAATATTGGTACTGTAAATAGCTCTATCGTTGGTACTCAGCAAAATGCAACTATGAATTTTGATAACTCTATCACAAATTTAAGAGATATTATTTCTCAAGAAACAGAAGATAAAGCTGAATTAGAAAAATTCGCAACATATTTGGAAACTTTTCTTGAGAACAATACCAAAATTGAAAAAAGTAATTTTGAGAAATTTTCTGATTTACTAGCCAAACATTCTAATATTGCATTAGCTGTCGGAAACACTATTTTCCAATGGCTCACTAGAAAATAAAAACATTAATTCCACCCCCAGCATTTCTTTTACAAAAGTTATTTCTTGTAAATCTAATGTTGGGGTAGTTTCTAAAACTTTATTTCTTAAGTCACAAACTAAACTATGAAGTTCGGTTATTCTTTTTTCTTTCTCGTTCATCTCACACCTCCTACCTCGATTTCTGGATTTTTTTCTTGCAATAATGCAATAAAATTCTCAAAAAAAAATTAAAAGTCATCTATTATTTTTTCAACTTTTTTAATTATTTCGGAATTATTATTTTTTATTGCCAGCCTTAATCCCCAGTTGGAATATCCGATTTTATCTATTATATCTTTCCAGTAAATTTTTTTTTCTATCATTTTCATTCTTATTTGTGTATATTTATCAACTTTCATTTTTTTCACCACCTCTATATTATAATACCATATTCCTTGCATTAATGCAAGGGAATTTTAAAATAAAAAGAAGTCAATTTCTCGACTTCTAAAATATTGTTTTAAAATCCTGTCACCCTAGCATTATCAATATTGCAAGTCTCTGGTTTTTCGTTTCCTGCAAATATAGCTTTAAATTTCCACTTTCCATTCGCTTCAATGTCATTAACATTAGCTAGTGCATCTCCTAATTTAGCGCCATCTTTATCATAGCACGGAATCATAATTTGAACATATCCTTTTTTTCCACCATTATTTTGTAGAACACCGGTTACATAAGTAGCGAATTGATCCGATTTTATTTTAACATTTGATATTTCATATTCTTTTTTTTCTTCCTGTTTCGATTGTTTTTCAGAATTGTTTCCAGAAGTTTGAGTTTGGTTATTTTTATCATTTACTTTGACATTATCTTTTTGATCACTAGGTATGCTACCAACCGCTAAAATTACAAATAAAGCACATCCAATTAATAACCCTAATTTCTTTTTCATATTTTTTTCCTCCTAATTTTTTCTATAAAATACATTGCAATTAAATACAATATAAACATATATATGACATCATACATATCAAATGTTCCGGTTACAAACCAAAGTTGTAATATTTCTATTATCATACTTCCGACGAATATTGATGAAAGTATAATTTTATTTTTAAAATAAATGCTTAAAAACATTGTAAACGAGTATACCCATAAAGCATCAGGCAAAGAGAACAAGACCCTTTTTGGAATATATATCCTATATTTATAAAAACTATCTCTCAAAAAATTTATTACAAAGTCTAATTTTATAAACTTAAACCATTTAAACATTAACAACCTTTTTTCACGGAATAATATATAAATCATTGAGCCGATAAACATTGAAAAAAATGCGTGAATAATTTTTTTACTATTTTCTGCTTTTAAAAAATTATTTACTTTCGCAAGCAATTCCATCTCTATCCCTATCTAAATGTTTAGCATATCCAGGCTCACCTTTTTTAATATTTTTGTATCCCTTCGCTTTTACTTCTTTGCAATTTTTAAAATGTAGTGTTTCTGAAAATATATTAACACTAACAAATACTAGTATTAAAACAAAAAGTAATTTTTTCATTCTGATTCCTCCATGTTTTTATAATATTTTGAAACCAAAATTAACCCCAAATTCCATTTTTAAAAATTTTTTGTATATCTTTTCATTTCTTCCAATACTTGCAATCCTAAATCACAATTTTTAGCAACTTCATAACTAACTTCTTCTTGATATTTCATTAATTCTGCTGCAAATTCATTTGCTTCGTTTTCCAACTCTGGATTATAATTAAAAAAATTAATTTTCATAAGAAGTTTATTTTTTGAACTGTGATAAATCGCATGTCCTAATTCGTGGCACAGCACAACTAACTTTGAATATTCGTCCAGTTTTTCATTTATAACAATGTATTTTCTTTTTAATATTCGCCTAAAGAAGCCTTTTATACCTTCATAATAAAAGTATCTTATTTCAATGTTTAGTTTTTCACACAATATATACGGATTACTAGTATTATATTTCTCTATCAAATTTTTTACTCTGAGTTTCATATTTCTACGTTTTCTCATATAAAACCTCTATTTTCTTTTGTTTTTCATTTTAGCGTCAAAAAAAAGTTCTTGCAAACTATCATGCAATCTTTTCTTATCTTCATCACTTATGCTATTATCGTTAAAAAAGTAGGCTGCCCCTTTTTCAATTTCACTATACTGATCACGTTCTCTTTTATTTAATTTAGCAAATCTTATATCTTCGTTTTCATTTAGCAATCCTGCCAATTTGTACATTTCAATTACATCAAGCCCTAATATCTCTGAAATCCCTTTCAATACTTCTGCCTTTATACTTTCTGTTATACCGTTTTCATAACGTGATAATGAAGATTCGGCATATTTTATCCCTCTTTTTTTCAGTAATTCAGATATTTTATCCCTAGCTATATTTTTTTGCAACCTAGTTTCTTTTATAATCTTTCTCAATTTTTCCTTGTCTTCCATATCTGTTACTCCTAATCTGAATTTTATAGTATATTATACCTTAAAAAATTGCATAGTTGCAACTTTTTTTAAAAAAATATCTTGCATTATTGCAAGTTATGTGGTATAATAGTTTTGTAGATGGAAAAAAGCCAATAAACATCTATATTTTTTTAAAAATTATCTTGCATTATTGCAAGAAAAAATATAGCAGGAGATGATAAAAATGAGTTTTAGCGAAGGATTAAAATATGAAGAAGGAGCAAGAAAAAAAATAATAAGAGAATGGGCAGAAGAAAATTGCTTTGGTTATCCACAACAAGGCATAGCAAAAATGGAATACTATGAAAGCGGTTTTAAAGAACTGAAAAAGAGAATTCCTGATGTAACAGAAGATGAAATAAAAGGTTTTGAATACGACGGAATATATGATGAATATGAATTAAGCCCTTCGGAGTACGGAAACGAAGATCTGGTAAAGATTATAGAAAAATCAGACATGATTCACAACGTATCAAAAATAAAATGTGTAATTGCAGGAAGAAAAAGAAAATTTAATTTAGGAGAGATGTAAAATGAAATACACTTTATATAAAGACGATAAATTCATAATGCAAAGAAAACGTTTTTATCCTATAAAAATGTATCTTATAAAATCTTTGGGAATAAAAAATATTTATATATCATATACTGATTTAATGGATATGGCTAAGAAAAATAATTACAAAATGGAGGTAGAGAGATGAAATTTGAAGCGTTGAAAATAGTAAATGATAACAGTAGAAAAATCAGGGAAAAAGAGGCAAAGAAATTAAAGAACAGAATAAAGAGATTATTTAAAAAATAAAAGGATTGATGTTTTATCAAGCTCATTAGCGAAAGTTAGTGATACTTAGCTAGTGAGTTTGGATAAGATATTAATAAAAATTTAGGAGGGAAAATATGAAAATGACAATTGAATTATCAAAAAAAAGGCTTACCTTGTATGTGGGAACAAGGAGGAGCATATAGCAATACAGGAGACAGTATGTTAATCGGAGACATATTCGGGAATCCGAAAAAAGCAATATACATAAGAAAAAGGGGGCATTTAAGTTGTGGAGAACATGCACTTATCCCTTTGCGAAAAGGCGACACAATAGTTACTGTGTTGCAATGGAGACATGATTTTACGATAAATATTTATAAAATAATTGATTTTGATTTAGAAGAAAAATTTGCCAACTTAGAGTTGATAAACAACTTTAGTTGTGGAGAGTGGGATGAAGATTTGGATAATTTATACAAAAAAATAGTTGATGTTGCTAAAGATAAAGCGACATCTTATCATTGCAGAAATGCGATGTACATAAAAGAGGATTAAAAAAGGAGAAAAAATGAAAAATTTAAAAGTAATAAACATGACAGAAAGTAATTTTGAAAAAAAATTGAAAGATTTATTTGAAAAATACAATATCGAAAGCGACAAAAAAGTACAACAATTTACAAACGAAGAAAAAACGAAAGAAGAGGTTGTTGATTTAGCAATCGCTGTTGAACACAAAGGAAGAAGTTATGTCGTAGAACACATTAATATTTATGATAACGAAGAAGATCCAGGAGCTCCATACAACTCGTATTATAACGAATATTATCAACTATACATAAACGGAAGAAGAGCAAGCGGGGCAAGTAGTTTTGATTGGTTTGAATATAACATGAGTAATGATTATCAAATAGTTCCAAAAAAAGTTCAAGAAGTATTAATAAAAAATATTTGTGACGAAGAAATAAAAATTGTTGAGTACTATAGAAATCGAGATTAAATAAAAAAAGACAGGTGCTAAAGTCTATAAAACACAAATAAAACAATGTTGATTTAATCGTGCCATCTATGTCACTGCATATTTTTGCACAAGGCATAGCTACTAGAATATGCAGAACTGTCATAATGAGTCTTCTTTTCTAATATTTATTTAATTTTATATTTTATAGATGGCACAATTAAGTTAATACAAACAATATTTTTAGTCGGTATCATAAAAGCATTTCTAGGCAACAAAAGGGCTTATCAAAAAGCATTTGGGCAAATCAAATATTGCTGGCTGAGGATATAAAGATTGGAGGTACATGCAATTAATTTTAAAGAACATAACAACAGAAAAATAGCAAAAAAACTAGCTGAATACATAACAGGAACAGAATTAAGGCAGTATTTGGCTAGGAAAGTAAAAAAATATATTAAAATTGACAATCTTGTGATATTCGATGGCGCTGTCGGAAGTGGGCAACTAGAACAATTTATAAACCCTTTCAAAGTCTATGGGGTAGATATTCAAGAGCAATCTGTATTGACTGCAAGACAAAATTACAAAGATACAGATTTGGAAATAAAAAGTTTTTTTAACTACAACAGAAATGATTTTATAGCAGATGCTGTCGTTATGAATCCGCCTTTTTCGGTAGAGTTTAAAGGTTTAACAGATGAAGAAAAAGAGAATATTCAAAAGGAATTTGACTGGAAAAAGAGCGGAAAAGTTGATGACATATTCGTTTTAAAATCACTTAAATATACAAAAAGATTTGCATTTTATATTCTTTTTCCAGGAGTATGTTACAGAAAAACAGAGCAAAAATTCAGGGAATTAGTAGGAAATAATTTAACTGAATTAAATTTAATAAGAAATGCCTTTGATGACACTTCGATAGAAGTAATTTTTATCATTATAGACAAAGAAAAAACATCAAGAGAACTGGAGCAGGAAATATATGACTGTAAATTTAAAAAACAAATACATCATGAAATTTCTGAAATTCCTGAAAATTTCAGATGGGAAATGCCACATGAAGTTATTAAAAAAGAAGAAATAGATATACTTTCGTTGGAAAGCGAAATAGAAAGGGTAGAATTTGAAAAATTTAAAAATGGACTCAAGCAAGATCTACTTTTAATAGTTAATTTAGGAGCTGATATAAATATAGAAAACAAAATAAAAAAACGGAAAAAATTTTTAAATGATTTTGAAAAAGAAGTTAAAAAGGCATTACGTGTCGGAAAAGTAGAATATACAATCGAAGAATTAAAACTATTTTAGAAAGAGAGGAAAAATGAAAAGAGATATTGTAGAAATATATAAAGAATGTGGCAATTTTCACCAGGCAGTCAAAGAAAGTGGATTGCCAGCACTTGTGGCACATGTGAAACTGCTATCAAGCGGAGTGTTAAAAATTCAAGACAAAATAAAATATGGAAGCGAAAGTGCAAGGCTTGGTGGAAAAGCCGAAGAACTTTTTCAAAAGTTAGTTCCAGAAGCAGTTGATGCTAACAAATACTGGCAACGAAATAACCCTAAATATGACTTTATGTATAAGAATATGACTATAGATATAAAGTTCAGTTCATGTTATAAAAGTCGCAAGAACAAAGAATCCAACGCAAGGCATTGGACAGCAAGATGTAATGGAACTGCAAATTTATATGTGATTTTTCTAGAAAACGAAAAAAACACTGACGAAGAAAAAAAACTGGAAAATCCTTATATCTTGTTAATACCGAACGGATTTCTACATATCAAGAAAAACAAGCATTTTACAAAAAGTTCTGTATTTTTTACAGACTTTCGAGTAAAAAAAGAAAACTTGAAAGAAATGCTAGATGAATATGCAGGGGCATTGGAGGGGGCAATATGACAAATACAATGAAATGGATAATTCTAATTATAGCAACTGCTCTAATGCAGATTGAAGTGATTAGAGTTAAAGGACATTGAATATTTGGTGGTAATGTGGCATTTCCGTTTTTGATGGCTATGTTGCTGTGGTATCTGCCTAATAGATTTAAAGATTTTAAAGATATTTTAAAACTAAGAAAGGATTGATTTAAAATGTTTGATGATTATATAAAAAAGCAAAATACAAGTCTTGATTTTTTCAAGAATGCTGCTAAAAATTTACAGGAACTCAACAAAGAATTAAAAGAGGATAACGACAAATACGATGAACAGCAAATGGACGAGATGTATAAGTATTATGAAAATGGAGGTATAGTAAATGAACATTAAAGATTTGAAAACATTTGAAGATAGATATAATTATGATGTAAAAAAATTAGGAATGGTTGAAAAGAAAGGGAAATTTGATTATTTAAGCTGGGCTTATGCTCAAAAATTAGCAAAAATTTTTGATGAAAAATGTACATGGAGAATAATAAAAAATGATAACGGAAGTTTTGTTCATAATGGATTTTTGTTGTTAGAGATGACTTTTTTAGGACAGACAGAACAGCATTTCTTTCCGATAATAGATCATTATAATAAACCTATACAAAATCCTAATCCTTACCAAATAAACACTTCTCAAATGAGGGGATTTGCCAAACTTTTTGCGATGGTATCAGGATTTGGGCTATCATTGTATGTCGGAGAGGATCTAGCTTATTTGGACGAGGAAAAAAACAATCAGAAACAACAGCAGGCTAAAGCTAAAAAAGATTTAACAGAAGAAGAAAAAGTGAAAATTGCAACTAATTTAATTTCTAAGATGACTTCAAAATATCAAAAAACAATTGATGATTTCTTTAAAATACACGAAGTTGATAATATAAACAAATTGGATAATAAAGAAATACTCAGTTTGTATTCAAAAATTAAAGAATTAGAGAAAAAAGGAGCGTAACTATGAATATAGCAATATTGATGGGAAGAATGACACGAGACCCTGAACTAAAATACACAACAGGAGGAAAAGCATATGCTAATTTCACACTAGCTGTACAGAAAACAAAAGATGAAGCTGAATTTATTGATTGTGTAGCTTGGGAAAAGACGGCTGAGAATATAGCTGAATACTTTAGAAAAGGCAACAGAATATTAATACAAGGACGTTTAAGCGTAAACAGTTACGAACAGAACGGAGAAAAGAGAAAATTTACAAGAGTTTTGGTAAACACTTTTGAATTTATTGGCAGCAAAAACAATAGTAGCAGTCAAAATAATAACAGAAATCGTTATGATTCTGATGAGGATGAAAGTTTTCCTTTTTGATAGCAATTACATAAAGAAATAAAAAAATTATAAATTATAAAAATAGAGATAGGAGAAAATAAAATGAGCAGAGAATTAAATTTATATCCGTTGAGTGCAGCAGGAAAAAATATTGAAAGAGCATTTTTAGAAGATGAAATTGATGAACAAACATTAAAAGATACAAGAGAGATGTTGGCAGTAGAAATCGAGAACGAAGGAGATACGATTGTCCAAATTTATAATAAATTTATAAATTATTTAGGACAAGGGACTGGAGCAAACAAAATTGTCGGAGCAATCGACAGAGAAATTGAAAGATTGAAAAATTTGAAACAATTTTATTCGAAAGGGTTTGACAGATTTTCAAAAAACGTTGCTGAAACAATGCGAAGTTGCGGTATTGAAACAGGACAATCAAACGGGGTGCAGACAGAAAGCGGAAGAATAATTTTTTTAAGAAAAAGTACCCGTGAAATAAAACCGAATCCAGAGGAAGTGCCTAGTGAATATCAAATATATAAATTTAAGTCGTTCCAGCTTAGTTTTGAAGAATATTCACAACTGCCTGATAACTTAAAGAAAAAATTACAAATAAGTGAAGTGAGCATTAATAAAAAAACATTCCAAGAAGTGTTTGGAGATTTTGAAAAAGAAGAAAATTATAGTTTAAAAATAAAATAAAAAAAGAGGGTTAATTGAGGATACTTTAAAACAAAACAGGAGGAGAAAAATATGCGCAAAGATAACATTTTGAGACGAATAAACACTATAATTTCAGATTTAAAATCAATTGAAAGAAAAGTTGAAAACAACGAGATGGAAGCATATGATTTAGAAAAATTATATAGAGAACTTGATGATTTTTTATATATAATAAATCGATTTTGACAGGAGGATTGAAATGAGAGAAATAAAATTTAGAGCTTGGCTCAAAGAAGAAAGAAAAATGGTAAATGTAGAAACTCTCTTTATAGGCATAAATAGATTATGTTTTGGTAATTCTAAAACAGAGGATTTATTTTTTAGAGATTTTGAAGAAGTTGAATTAATGCAATACACAGGACTTAAAGATAAAAATGGCAAAGAAATTTGTGAAAACGACTTAATTTCTTGCAAGAAATACAAAAATATAGTTGTATTTTTTGAAAATGGATGCTTTGAAGTTAAATATTCCAAAAATGATACAACTAATATAATATGTGCATTAGATACACTTTTAGAAAAATATATGTGTCAAGTTTCAGGGAACATTTATGAAAATCCTGAATTGCTGGAGAAAAACAAATGATAAAATATGCTGAAATATACAAAATCAAAATTGAAAATGAAATAAGATATATAGCAAAAATGTATGTCACTTACAGAGATGAAATGATAGATAGTTTTAGTAGCAATTATTTAGAAAAAGTTGTTGAATATTCAATAAGTAAAGAATATGTTATATCAAATTATTTTGATACAACAGAAATACAAGGACAATAAAAAATCAAAGTGAGTCTTTAACTCGCAGAAGGAGTTAGCAATTGACAAAAACAACATTGACAATCAAGGAAACCAGCGAGTTCACTGGTATGTCGCAACCAATGTTGAGAGTCGGTCTGCAACAAGGAATTTTCCGCTTTGGTTATGCTGTAAAAATAAATAGTGACAAAGATGGAAAATTTACATATAATATACAAAAGGCGGGGGTCGAGGAATATGTCGGCTTGAGTTATGATAAATGGCTTGAATCGAGAAAAGGAGCTCGGATATGAAAAACCCGAATGGAGCTGGAAGTGTTGTAAATTTGGGAAAAAACAGAAGGAGACCCTTTGCACCCCGTGTTACAATCGGATTTGATAAAAAGACAGGTAAACAGATTTTTAAATATCTCGGATATTTTAAGACAAAAAAGGAAGCGATGAACTGTTTAGCTGAATATAACTTGAATCCGTATGACATAAATCTAAGAAATATTTCTTTTCAAGAAGTTTTTGAAAAATTCTATGAAACAAAGAAAAATGTTGTTTCAAAAAGTCGTTTAAAAAATTATAAAGTCATTTTCAAAAAACTAGAAAGTCTAGGGAAAATGAAAATGGCAGATATTAAAACTTTACATTTGCAAAAATTGTTTGATACTTTTACTGATATAGCTCCGAACTATGTACGAGAAATAAGAAGTTTATGTGGATTGATTTTTAAATATGCAATTCAGATGGACATAATTAATAAAGATTATTCTAGATTTTTAGTTCTAAGGAAATTTGAGAAAATACGAGAAAATAACGTATTTACTAAAGAAGAACAGGAAAAGCTATGGGATAATTTAGAATTAAGAGGAGCAAAAGAAGTTTTAATATTAATTTACACCGGCTTCAGGGCTAGTGAGTTTTTACAGATTAAAAAGGAAAATATAGATTTTTTAAACTGGACAATCAGAGGCGGACTAAAAACAGAAGCTGGAAAAAACAGAATTGTGCCAGTTCACGAAAAAATAAAAGGAATTCTAATCGAACTGTATCAAAAAAGTAAAAATAATTTTTTGATTCCTGGAATGAGAGAAAATCATTTAAGCTACTCAAATTTTAGAAGCAAAACTTTTATGCCTTTAATGCAAAAATTAGGAATGCAGCACAGAATACACGACACAAGATATACATTTGCAACAGCAATAACAGAAGTGTCGCAAAATAATGCAGCAATAACAGCAGTGATTGGGCATACTAATATTGAAATGACTAGAAAATATTCAAAAACTAATATTGAGAAAATGAGAAAAGAAATAGAAAAAATAAACTAAAACAATGTATATTACTTGTATATTACGTAGACGCTCTTTGACGATTTTAGACAAATCAAAAACCTTGCTAAAGTCAATAAACATTGAATTTTAGCAAGGCGCATATCAAATAAAATTGTGTACATATAAAGATTATTAAACAATTAATCCAAATAACAGTTAGGAGAGATTTTTATGAACAAAATATTTAAAATTTTGGCTTTAATTTTACTGGGATTAACAATTACAAGTTGTGAATTATTTAGTCCAAAATTTTGGGCAGAAGTTAAAAGAGATGATGTTATGACAGGTAGAGATTACGATACCAGAACAGGAAAAACCTCAATTGAGAGACCGCATTGTCTTTTAGATAGAAATGGACGTAAGAAAGAGTGCCGTAAAACACCTTATGAAAACAAAAGATTTACAGGTGTAGTTGGATATGAAGAAGAATGTAATGGCGCTAAAAAGAACAATTGTGAATACTATTACTATTCTCATTAAGAAATAAACACAAATTATTAACTTAACTGCACCCCAAAAATTATATACAACGTAAAAGGTGCAGTTTTTTTTATTAAGGCAGTTTTTCCTAAACTCCATTTTAACAATGAATTTATCGTAAACTTTTTCAACAAATGAAAAATTGGGACATGTAAAAATTTTTGCATAAATAAAATAACAAAGTACTGAATTTACTGGATTCATCTATTAGTTTATACAAAATTCTGGACACTATCCCTCTTAACCTATTTTGTTTTCTGTTCCATCCCCATTATTTCATAAACCTTATCAATATCCACATTTTCTCTCAAAATTTGTGCCAATTTATCATATTCCCTGTTTTTATATTCTTTGAAACTAAAGTTTTCATCGACTTTGTCTAGCCCTTTAAGTTTTCTTGCTTTGTTCAGAAAATGATTTGTAAATTCAGAATTGTCAAATATTCCGTGGATATACGTTCCGACAACATTGCCTTTTACAGCACCTTTTAACTTTTCATCGTCAAAAATGCACTTTATTTCAATTTTTTCCTCATTTACAGGATAACTGTAGCCTTGATGTATTTCATAGCCTTTTATTTCAATGCCTTCCATTCCGCTTAGCACTCCATCGGCATTTTTTATTTTATTTTCATACTGTGTTGTTGTTTTTGCCGTTTCCATAACAGTTTCTATGTCAAGTAAATCTAAGCCTGAAATTTCTTTTAGATTAGATTCAATATTTTGAGGATCCATTATTTTTTGTCCCATTATTTGAAAACCGCCACAAATTCCAAATACTATTGTTCCTTTTTTTGCAAGCCTTATAATTTCCCTGCTTATATTTTTATCAATTAAGTCCTTCATGTCTTCCACAGTATTTTTTGAACCAGGAATAATAATAATGTCCTCATCTCCCAGTTCAGAACTTTTTGTAACATATTTCAAGGAAACATCGTTATAATGGCTAAGTGGATCAATATCAGTAAAATTCGATATATGCTTTAGTTTAATAACCGAAATCCGAATTTTCCCTTCTTTTTTCACATTATACTTGTCAATCCCCAGACTGTCCTCCTCCTCAATTCCAAGCGGAACAAACGGCACTACTCCCAGAACAGGCACATTTGTCAGTTCTTCAATCATCTCAATTCCAGGAGTCAAAAGGCTTTTATCTCCCCTAAATTTATTTATAATTACACCTTTTATCCGTTTTCTCTCACTTTCTTCAAGCAGCATAATCGTCCCGTAAATTGCCGCAAAAACACCGCCCCTGTCAATATCGGCAACTAGAATAGCAGGCGAATCAGCCATTTCTGCCATCCCTGTGTTTACAATGTCATCTTCCTTCAAGTTAATCTCTGCAGGGCTTCCTGCCCCTTCTAGCACGCAAATATCAAAGTTATCCCTTATGTGATTATATGCCGCCATTATATCCTTTTTCAAATTATGCTTATAGGCAAAATATTCTCTCGCATCCATATTTTTGTAAACTTTCCCATTTACAATAACTTGCGATTTTCTATCTGTCGTAGGCTTTAGCAAAATCGGATTCATAAATGCCTGTGGCTCGATATTAGCGGCTTCAGCCTGCACCACCTGAGCTCTTCCCATCTCTTTTCCATCCCTTGTAATAAATGAGTTCAAAGCCATATTCTGCGACTTAAACGGTACCACGCTATACCCATCC